TCACTGGCAAAACGCCACAGATGCACTACGATTAATAGGCAAGGCGATCCATGCCTGCATAATGCCAACTTTTAGCGCACGGCTCTCCACAAGAGCCATTCCCCTAGACCTGATACAGGAATCGTGTCAGGTCTTTTTTTATCCACTTCAAAATCAATCAGTTGCAGATTTTTCGATCGCCTGCACATTCTCATTTCCGCCCTATCCTACACTAGCCTCTCTCTGGCTAATATCTTGAACACACAAGAATATTCTGAAAAATTCCATCAAGTGATAATAGTCCATTTGGCCGAGTATCGCCCCTCAGCTGCACAGCCCGTCAACCGCCTCCTGGCATGATGGGCAGAAGAAGACGCTGCGTAGCCCTCCTTTCTCCCCCCTGAGCAGCGGTTTATTTGTAACTAGATGAAACTACCTCTCCCCTCGATATGAGCTACTCCAACGCGTTGTCGTGCGTTGTCGTGTGTTGTCGAGCATTACCCCACTGTTGTCGGTTACAACAGGGGGCATGATCTAAGGTTATATGTGTTGCTGTGGGGGGCGATTTCATGGCAGAGCAAGCGCGTTAAAGATACTGGAGGCGAGCTACCGGGAGAGAGGTAGGATGATAGGAGGATACCCGGCGAAAAGCGGGTGGCTTCACAACTTAAAAAACATGACGTTTATCGACATCACGCCTCGTTTTTACGCTCAACAAACTTCCTCCTCTTTTTATCGAACACATAATCACGCAAGGTAAAATCATCAGGTACGCTGACCGAGTAATAGTCTTTAAGATCGGTCGGTACTGGAAACTCGACATACCCATCGGGGAACTTCTTAGGAACATAAACCGTCTTCATAGTTCCTCCCAGATCAATATGAGACGCCATAGATTCGCTGGATACGTGAGCTCTCCGAGTCCACCACCCAAGTCGTCGATTTAAAGGAACCCGGTTCAATAGACCAGTGAGAGCCATCAGTCGAGCGAATAGAGATACTGCGAGTTACACCACCGTCGAGTATTTCATTAATCGCCCACAGAGGTTTACGATCTATCGCCGCATGCCAATACTGGTCGTTGGTCGAAATGATAATCACCTCGTCGAAGGCTTCTGGGTTTTCCAACAGCGGAATATTCCCGTTACTAATATCACCACTAAATAACAAGGTCCTACGCCCGAGTCCCAATGAGGGAGAATGGGGTTCGGGTAAGCCCTCTTCACCAGGCCAGTCTATCTCTTCCGCCAGCTTAGTTAATCCCTCTCGCAGATGCTGGGCCATCTCCTTCCGCGATAAAGAGGGGTAATCCCAGGTACTGCCACGGAAGCTTTTAATCAAGACCTGGAGGGAGCTAAGGAGCTCCTCCATGAGATACCCAACGAACATAAGCATCGTCATCCCACTAAAACGAGCACTATCCATCGCCGAGGCCTGCGATGCCAGGGCAGATTTGGCCGACTGTTTGGCCTCTTCAGCCGCCTCTATCCCCGTATCGAGCGCGCCCTCGAGTCCGGTAAGAAAAGCGCTAATCTGCTGCGCATTCTCCTGCTGGCTTTGTTGGGCTATTTGGGCACTCTGCGCCGCAGCGGCCTCCGAGGCGGCTGCCGCCTGTTGATGCTGTTGCGTTTGCGCAAGGTCATCGCTGAAGATCTGCGCCAACTGGGCCGCAGCCTGCTCACTGGCTTGTGCGGCAGCGCGCTCTGCCGCCTGGGTCGCCGCCTGCTCCGCTGTCTGTGCGGCGGACTGGGCGCTTTGCCGTGCATCCTCAGCAGAGGAGGCCGCCGCCCGTTGGCTCACCTCAGCATCCTGCGCATTTTGCTGTGCCTCACGAGCAAAAGAAGACGCCTCCTGCTGGCTTTGTTGGGCTATTTGGGCACTCTGCGCCGCAGCGGCCTCTGAGGCAGCAGCCGCCTGTTGACGCTGCGCGACTTCCTGAGCATTTTGCTGTGTCTCTCGGGAAAAAGAAGCTGCTTCCTGAGCATTCTGCTGTGCCTCGCGGGCAAAAGAAGCCGCCTCCTGCTGGCTTTGCTGGGCTATTTGGGCACTCTGTGCCGCCGCAGCCTCTGAGGCGGCAGCCGCCTGTTGATGCTGTTGCGTTTGCGCAAGGTCATCGCTGAAAATCTGCGTCAACTGGGCCGCAGCCTGTTCACTGGCTTGTGCGGCGGCGCGCTCTGCCGCCAGGGTCGCCGCCTCGCTAGCGGCCCGTTCGGCTGCCTGTGACGCGGCAGCCTCTGCCTGCCGCACACTCTCGTCCACCTCCGCTGCAATCTCTAAGATGTTTTCGCGGAGATCTCTTGTCTCGAACAAAGAGGATCTCGCGTCAAATTCACTCCCTGCGGCACGGCCGGCGTACGTTTTAGCGTCATACGCCCAACTCCTAGCACTATCCTGCCAATATTCGACATCCTTTCTCAATTTGTTGAGATGCTGCTGGTCACTGTGCAGTGTCTGAGCGCTTTTGACGATTTTATCCGCAGCAACCGCCATGCTCCGCTGGCTATACTGCGCCGTTTGCGCACTGCGCTGAGACTGCTCCGCCGAGGTGGCTGCCTCCTGCTGGCTACCCTGCGCTTGATGTGCGGATTGTTCGGCGGCACTCGCTGCCGCACTGGCCGCTTGTTGGCTGGCGTGCGCCGCATCGGCTTGCGCCGTGGCCTGCCGTGCCTGTTGCTCGCCCCGCTCGGCGGCCTCCTCCACCTGACGGCGTAGATCTGCCACCTGTTCCCGCTCATCCCTGACCGCCTCGGTTAGCTGCGTCACCGTCTGGCTGGCCGCCTGCTCCGCCGCCTGTGCGGCGGCCTGAGCGCTGTGCCGTGCGTCCTCTGCAGAGGAGACTGCCGCCCGTTGACTCACCTCAGCATCCTGCGCACTGAGCTGTGTCTGCTGGAGGAGCTGCTCTGTCGCCGTTTTCGCGGCTAAGGCCTCCTGCTGGCTACGCGCTGCCGACTGAGCACTTTGCGCGGCGGCGTTTTCGGCAGCGACAGCGCCACGTTGACTTCGTTGCGCCGTTTGTGCACCGCGCGTAGCCGTTCCTTGCGCACGCTCAGCCTGTTGTTGGCTGGTCTGAGCCGCACGCGCCAAGGTGGCCACCTGCTGTGCCTGTTGCTCGATCTGCTCAGCGGTACTCTCCACTTGGCTATGGATCTGCGCTGTGTGCCGCTGCTGGTCAAGGATGCTGCGTTGCTGTGCGCTGACCTGCGAGACCATCTCCTCAAAGCGGCGGACCACGTGCGGGCGAAGATCTTCCTCCGTCAGCATCACCAAAAAATCATTTAACGAACCCTCCTTGGCGTCCTCGCTCACATTGATGGTCCCGACTTTTTGCGGTGGATAGTTTTCGACTGAGAGGGTGATGTCATAACGCCCCGGGAGTACCGCCATAGAGTAGGCTCCCTGAGCGGAGGTGATCACCGTGGCATGCGTATGCGCCAGCACCTCCTGAGTGGTATGCGTCGCTAATAGCGTCAGTTCAGCATGGGCGATCGGTTGTCCCGTCCCATCCTTTAGATTGCCGGAAATCGTCACCGTCATGGTATCCCTCGTGTACATCGTCGCAATTTAGGCCTTGTACAGCAGGCAGTTGAGCGTCATTGAGATAGTCTGGTCATCGGTATAACGCCGCATATGGTTGCTATTTCCCTTTTCAACCCACAACTCCAGCGTAATATTCGTTGCGGCAGGGATGGGCTCGATAGCTGTCCCCACATCGACCCCTGAGCCAAGTTGGTTAGCGACCACCACCTCTCGGCCATTGATGTTGATACCTATCCGTGTCCCAGAGTAGCTAGTACTGCTGATATCCCGCCCATCCTTCCCTGAGCTGGTGGTATTGGTCGAGGTCGTACCGTGGGCTGCGACCGGCATGGCAAACAGTAGGCGATCGAAGGGGGCGGCACTGATCTGCAACGGCGTGCCCAGCCTCAGCGTGATGACCTTGACGATATCGCCCTTGATGGTTTCGGCGCGGATCTCTTTGACATCGCATGTCTCATCGATGGTGACGCGACTCAGACGGCCACTGGTAGCATTGATGTGACCACTGATATCCGCCTGGCGCGCAAACAGCGCCCCCTCCGGGGTGAGGACGAAGGTAGGAGGATTCCCCGATGAGATAATGGAGGCGGCGATCAGCCGCTTAAGCAGCAGCTCGTTCAGCCACATCTGGCCTTCTTGCACGACGAATAGCGGCGTCGTAGCACCGTTATCCGGGTCGAGCATCACCAAACGATCGGCCAACAACAGGATTTGACTCTGCACCTCCCCCTGAGCGTCATTCTCGATGCCGACACCCAAGCCGGCGATATAGTGACGGCCATCCTGTAACTGCTGTACCCGTACGCCCCACAGGGTGTTGAGTCTACCCTGCAAGTCCTGCCAGCTTTGGTTGATTTCCTCGATTTGACCGCTGCTTTCAGCCCCTAGATCGATCTGCTCCCTGAGCGCCTGAGCCAGATGTGTGCGGCCGATCTGTCCGGCAAAGAAGTCCAGATAACCGGCAGCATCGTTACTGGCCTGGCCGACAGCCTCGACGAAGGCTGATTTGCCAACGGTATTAACACTACGAACGTACAGGTAGTAATCCTCCCCTGGGCGGATCATCGCGCCGGAGACCACCCAAAAGCGCCCACTCCCCAGATAACTCGCCTGGGTGACGACCTGATCGAGATCGTGCAGACGCCGGGGGCTGAACCAGAATTCGAATTGTGTCTCAGGATTAAACAGGGTCTGGCGTGGCGTTACGGTGAACTGAAAATAGCCCGGCGTAATGACCACTTCGATCGGCGCTTCTGGCGCCGCAATGACAAAGCGGATCTCGTTCGGGTCGCCTCGTAGCCCACTGACACTGACCGAACGCACACTGAGCTGGTAATGACCCAACGTCAGCCCGTAGAGGCGGTATTCGCAGGCGCTTGTAGTGTAGTTACCGACTAAGCGCTGCACCTCTCCATCCTGGATCTTCAGTTGCAGGAGAAAACGGATGCCGTTAATCATTCGAGGGGTATCCCAGCGTACCCTGGCCTGATATTGGCCGCCCGCTTCGCTAATCTCCACCGTCAGATGTTGCACCGCCGGCGGCACGATGCCGTAGATGGTGGGCGGTTTTGGATCGAAATGAGCCCCGTTATCGACTATCGATTCCTTCTCCGGTACATGTTGCAGTGCCGTCACGCCATAGCTGCCATCGCCGTTCTCCACGATCTCCAAGCAGCGAAACAGGCGTGGACGTAACGACGCCTGACGGAGACTCCAACAATCGAACGCGGCGCATCCGGGAGGCAGAGCGGAAACATGTAGCTGGTCCGGAGCCGGTTGGCCATGAATGGCTACGCTGACTTGCCCCCCCTGTCGGTCCGCCACCAGCAACTGCGTGAACGTCTCCACGTTAACCGGACGGTCGAGGCGAACCCATCCCTCGCCGACCTCCAGCAAGCGCCCCCCAATCGCAATACCAGCATAGTCGTTGTCGCAAATTTCGATGATATCGCCGGGGAGATGGCGGATCCCCTCCATCCCCAGGCTAAAGGTCACCATCTGGGTTTCCAGTTTTTCACTGGTCAGTGCCCAAAGCCCCATGCGATAAGCCTGGCCTCGACAGGTGCAGCCGAACGCGTCCAATTTGAGGACGTTCAGTCCATAACGGGCAATCATCCCCTCATCCGCCACATATTCGGTCGAAACACGCCAACCGTTGTCGGGATCGACGAAGCGGATCTCGGCGGCGCTATGGCGGGCCTTCAATGCGCTGAAGGTGTAATTGAAACGCCCCTCAACCACATTGGCGTTGCTATAAGACCAGACCGCGTCGGACGGACGATCCTGCACGAAGGTAAGCGTCTGGCCATTCCAGACCGGCATACACCGCATGATGGAGCAGAGGTCGTTGATCACATCGTAAGCCTTGCGCTGTTCGCTCAGGTTGGCGTTGCACGTCATACGCGGTTCACTACCGCCGTAGCCATCGGGTACAGGTTGATCGCAGTAGCGGGCGATGGCATACAGCGCCCATTTATCCACGCTGAGAGCGCCGACACGCCGCCCTAGGCCATAGCGGGGATGGGTCAGAAGATCATACAAAACCCAGGCGGGGTTGTTGCTCCAGGCCGCCTTGAAGTCGCCCTGCCAGAGCCCCTCATAATGGCGGGTGAGCGGATCGTAGTTGGCCGGAACCTGAATGATGCGCCCACGCACCAAGTAGGTACGGCGCACCTGCTGGCTCCCGAACTGCTCGCTGTTGACCAATAGTCCCACGACGGCCGTGTTGGGGTAGCGTTGGCGAATATCGATGATCTCGGTATAACTCGACCATAGGGTACGGTTTTGCAGCTGATCGCTGGTGCTATCCGGGGTGACACGCACTACCCGGACACCAAAGGGGCGCGGCGGTAGATCGTCTAGCACCACGGAGGTCAGAAACTGGCTGGTCGTCTTGCCGCGGAGGGTCAGCTCACTGGTGTCCTGCCAATGGCCGTCGCGTTGCAGCTGGATCCGTAGGGTGACGCTGCTGATATCGCGATCGCCTTCGTCGCTGACCGACTGTAACGCGACCACACCGAGCGTCAGGCGTAAACGGTCTATGTTGGCTGACGTGATGGTACGCGTGATCGGGGTGGTGGCCTTTACCTCAGATCCAATGATCGTCTCCGCACCCGATGCCTCGAATCCCTCTAATGCGGCCTGCTCTTGAGTACCGGCGTTGTAGATCACCGTCAGGCCATTGATGTTGCTGTTACCTTCATCATCGATGGCAGGCGTATCGTTGAGGTAAACGCTGGCTAATCCCGCGACGGGGCCCTCTATCGGCCCCTCACTAATCGCATCGATGATGCTGAGCCTCTGCGTCGATTTCAGGCTATCCGGTGCCTCATAGGGGGTATGTTGTTTAGCCCTGCCCTTACCCATATGCCATTCCTCTGTCGTTAGCGCATGCCGACGACGATGACGTCGCCTTGCTCATCCCACACGCTCACCTCCTGTGAGATGACCCGTGACCCCACCATGATCTCGCCGTAGACCACCGGCACCGGATTCCCTTGGGCGACCAGGTTATCTAGGCTGGAGAAGTAGGTGTTGGGTTTGCCGTTATCCGCACGCTGCAGGCTTGGTGTCTTGGGCATCGGCGTCAGCATCATGGCAACGCCGCTCAACGCTAGTCCGCCGCCACTGGCGACAAGGCCGCCGATCACTGCGCTAGACCACCCCAGCGGGTTCCAGGCGGCAAAGGCGACAAACGCCGCGCCCAGGATAGTTTGGATAAAGCCGCTTTTGGCGCCGGCTGGGCGTGGGACGATGTGGATCACCGCCTGATCGGGCAGCGGCTCGTGCAGGCGCTGCGCCAAGGTCTCCGTCGTCATGTCTTCGCCAGCGAGACGGACTTGATACCATCCCTGTAACAGTTGGCGGCGTAGCGCCGGTAATTGGCTAGCCAAGGCATAAACCGCCTCCGCTGCCGTGGCGGCTAACAGAGCGTGGCGGCGGCCAAATCGTTGCAGATCGCCGTAAAGGCAGATGCGTGCCAGGCGTGGTGGCGCCAGAGGGAGTGAGTCTGTCGTTGCCATCGTTCGCTATATCCTTCCCGTTTGCTGAGTTGGTTAGGGAGATGGTGCAGTAACTGCCCGTCATCACAGTAAATGGCGGCATGGTTCGCGACCGAACAGCCGAAGCAGCACAGCAACACATCGCCCGCCTGGGCCGCCGCCAGAGGGATACGGGAAAACCCGTTACGGGGCAGCTCTTGCAGGTAAAGATCGGCGCCCTGTTGGTACCAGTCAGCGTCGTAGTGCATGGCCGGCAACGCGATCCCTGCAAGGTGATAGGCGTCGCGCAGCAAGGCATAACAGTCGGCATGGCCATGCACGAAGGGGCGTCCCAGTAGTAATGGAACAGGCCGATAACGGGCGATACGCCCCTCGCAGACCAGCCACCAAGGTAAGGCACTGGCGATCTGAAGCCGCCGATCGGCGGCGCTGAGATAAGGATCGCCATGTGGGTGGCTATGAACCAGGGCGACCAGCTCACCGCGTGCACTGGCTTGGAGGTAATCCTGTGGGGTCATGCGAAAATAGCGCCTCGGCTCCAGTGAGCGGTTTTTGCATGGTAGGTAGCGTTCGCCCATTGGCGTTCGTATCACAAAGCCGCAGGACTCCGCCGGCGCCATGCGTGCCGCATGCGCCAGAATGTCGTCATCAAGCATGGCGATACCTATTGGGTCAGTTTATTGATGGAGAGAAAGCCGCCATAACTGTCGATGTTGTGCCGTAACTCACAGGCACGGCGTGTCTTACTGCATTGGTCGGCGGCGGGATCTTGAGTGGGTCGGTCGAGGGCATCCGCCACGGGGGGCCCCAGGTAGCCGCACTCTTCGCTGCGGTAGATCCACGCGCAAACGTCGGCCAGCATGATGCGCCCAGGGCAAAGGGCGCCGTCACTTTCCGTCGGTGCGGATAACACCACTCGCACGCTATCTCGCGTGACATTTACCACCTGCTCGATCCGGTAGTGTTGTACCTGTTCCTGCTCCGGATCAGCCTCGGGATTGCCCTGATAGAAGTTCACCGCATCCAAAAAGCGGGCATAGAGGGTACGGCGTATCACGCGGCCCCCCACCAGCCCGTCGTAATCCTCGACCATAGCAGTAAGCAGACCAAAGAGATTGGAGAGGTGCAGCTCGGGACGGTTAGCTGGCCCGCGACCATTGAAGGTAAAGCCGCTACCGGTAACGGGATAGGCGATATACGTCCGTCCCTGCCAGACGATGTCCTGCCCCTTTTCATTGTGCTGGTTGGTGAAAAAATGACGTTCGCCACCGATGGCGGTCAGATCGACCTCCCACACATCCAGGCGAGCGGATTGACTCAGGCGACTTGCCTCCTGTTGCATCGATGACGGTATCATGCGACCACCTGTTCAAAGTCAGCGGTAAAGGTTATCTTGCGCGCGTGACGAACCGACCGCCATTGGCGGCAGAGCACGTTGATCGGACGGTAACCGTACGGCGGTGTCCAACGAAACGCGTCGACGCCACCATGACGGGCGAAGAACGCCTCCAGCTGCGCCCCCTCGGCGAGGGATGCCACTAAGGTCACGCTGTAGATCTTAAGATCGGCATGCAAACCGTCAGGACGACGCTGCTCGTAGCCATCGCCGAAACGGACTCGGCTGACCCGCGGCTGCGACACAATCACCAGATCGGGGCGGATTGGCCAGCGAAAGGTTTCCATCAGGGTTCTCCCAGTAAGCCGCCGTCACGCCGTTGCGTTGCCAAGTAGTCCGCCACGCTGCGCCGGCTCACCTCGTAGATGGCGGTCAAGGCCTGTGGGCCAATCTCTCCCCGCTGACCATCGTTATTGATCGTGATGTTGTAGACCGGGGAGAAGTTGCTCTCCCGGACTACACCGCTGGCGACGACACCCAACTTACCGTCCGCGGCTCGACGTAGCGGTAAGATCGCCTCCGCCCCCGCTTCCCCCATGATCCCCGCGCCCTGCGCAAAGGCGAAGACGGTGGGATGACTGACTACCGTGCCACTGTAGCGATGGAGACTGGGGGTACGGTAGACGCCGCCGAGAGCATTGAAACGAAGATGGTTGTACATACCGTTGTCAAAAGCATTAGCGCCGTATCCCTCATTGCTGCCACCTAACAGGCTGCGCCCAAAATTCAACAGCAACCCCAAGGTTTTGGAGGTGGCGATGCGCAGCTCCATCTTGGCCAAATCGGCCAGCACCGAGGCGGCGAAGCTGCGAAACTCCAGCTTGCCCGTCAGGGCGAAGTGCGCCAGCGCGTCGCCCATGCCATCGAAGGCCCGGGTAAAGACCCCCTCGGTCAGCGTCGCCACCTGTTCCCCCTGCTCCGCCACATTATTCAGCGCCCGGATCGCGCCCAACTGCCAGTTGCTCTCCTGTGCATCGACCTGAGCGTGGTAGCGCTCTAACAACGCCAGACGTTGCGATAAGTTGTCCCGTAACGCCGCGGTAACCTGGCGATAGGCGTCGCTCTCCTGGGTCCCCTTGGCGCGGCTATCCCGCTCCAGTTGATCCAGACGTGTCTGGTAGTATTGGCGTAGGGCCAAGGCCTGCTGTAAACGCTGACGCGCCTGATTACCCAGTTGTGTGCCGGCCAGCAGGCTCTCTTGCTGGTAACGCGCTCTCTCCATCTCTTGGCTGGCTTGTTGGGCTAGCTGATCTCCCTTCCGTTGCAGGGCATTTAACGCCTGTTGGCGCGCCAAGGCCGTCTCTCGCGCCATGTTTTGCGCCAAGAGAAGCTCCAGCTGTTGTCGATTGGCCAGCAGGCTCTTGTCGTTATCGCTCAGTTGACGCCCCTGCATATCGCTGAGGCGTTGCTGCAGTTGCAGTCGCTGCCGTTCGGCATCGAGCAACTGACTGCCATTAGCCTGACGTGCCGTCGCTAGCTCGGCATCGAGTTGGGCTTGGCGCTGACGGTACTGAGCTAACAGACGTTGCCCCTCGTCCTCCCGGGGCGCATGGCGACGATCCTGGCGGCTTTGGTAGCGACGACGCTCCTCCGCCAATGCCGCCTGCTTAACCGCTTCGCTGGCGGCGCTGTTACGGATCGCCTCGAGGCGGCGCTGATGTTGTTGCTCCTCACTTTCGTAGAGCGCCTGCCAATGGCGGTTGGCGGCTAACTGGCGCTTCTGCCGCTCCTGCTCCTGCCGTTCAGCCTTATCCCGGGCGGCAGCGACATCGCGCTGGTACTTCTCTTCCCGTAAGCGAGCCAACTGGGCATGATCTTGCTGATTGGCCGGAACGAACACCGCGCCGAATTGGCGCCCTCCAGCCTGGATCTGCTGCGCTAACGCCGCAATCCGCGCCTCTAATGTCTGCTCACGCCCTAGGTTTAGCATCGACTCCCAGGCGGCGGCAGCCGTATCCGAAACGGCATGCCAAGCCGCCTCCAGGTAGCCTAAGTCATCCCGGATTGCATGCGCTCGCTCATTTAGCGCGGAGGCATAGGCATCGATGGCGAGACGCGCGGCGTCACTGCGCCGCCCTTGCTCTTCCAGCGTGGCGATCTGCTGTAGGGTGGCAGCGCTCAGGAAGTGTAAGGCCTCATCCAGCGCTTGCACCGCGCTCAGCGGCTCCTGCTGTAGTCGTGTGAACTGGCTGATGGTCTCCTCGACCGATTGCCCGACGGCCTGCTCCATCTGGGCGGCGGCGCGAGCGACACGCGCAACCTGTACATCGGAAAAGGCACCACTGCTCACCACCTGCGCCAGGGAATCGGCCATGCCGTGACGCGTGACACCGTCACCTGCCAGACTCTGAGCTAGACGTTGTAGCTGCGACGTCGTCAGGCCGGCATAGTGGCCAGTCAAGATTAGCCCTCGCTGAAACTGGCGCTGCTCCTGATCGGCCTGATACAGGGCATAGGCCCACGCGCCACCGGCCCCCGCCAGACCGACCAGCAACAGGCTCAGCGGGGAGATCACCTGGCTCAAAGCAATAAAGGTATTACGGATCCCACCGAACGAATCCCGAACCTGGCCACCCTGCTGGATCAGGATCAGTAACGGGTTCTGGCCGCTGGCAAGCTGGGTCACCACGTCGGTCATCTGCATCGGTAGCAGGCGGAGCGCCATTTGATATTGGCCGTGGCTGATATTGAGGCACTGCACCATTTTTTGCTGACGTTGTAGCGCCTCGGTACACCCCGTCGAGGCGGTTTTCAATAGACGCTCACGACTGATCACCCCTTGCAGGTTACGGTCGAGCACCTGCATATAACGGGCATATTCGGCTTGGGTCAGGTTCCCAGCCGCAAATTGTGCTTGAAGCTGGCGTTGCTGACGTTCTAGCTGTGTCAGTGCCCGGGTCGTGGGATCGATGGCTGACTTCAGACGGTTGAGGGCTATCTGCTCGGCCCGAGATAATGAGTCGAATGCCGACTGGGTCTGCTGCGCCGCCTCCCGACTGGCCTGCCCGATGAGTCCCAATTCGGCACGGGCTCGGGCTAACCCCTCCTGGAACTGCGCGGTGTCCGCATCCAGTCGGACTTCAAGTTGGCTGATCTGGGACATACCGTTCCCTCCCCATAAGGCCACTCGCCAACTGCATCAGCTGGGCGTCGTCTTTCTCCGGCGGTGCGGTGGCGTGCATCAATAGCGTAAAGTCGGTGAGTGCGGGCCGGGCCTTGGCATCCACCAGCCGAACCAGCGTGCATTGCAGGGCGGCGAACTCCAGATCGAGCTGGGTATCGGCGAAGAGATGTTCGCAGTAGAACGACGCCCAGTCGCGCAGCTCACTGCAACTCATGCCGGCCAACATGGCGCACCAGTCAGGCCGGTGAAACTCACGCGCCAGACGCAGGATGAACGCCATCTCCGCCGCTAGGGCTTTGCGGCATCGGATCGCTCAGACGCTTCTTCTGGCGGCCCCTCGTCCAACAGTTGACTCAACGCCAATACCCGTTGAGCCGCCTCCGCCAACAATTGGGCGGGCCAAGTCGCCATCAGTTGCTGCTGGCTTTCGGCCCGCTCCTCTGCCGTCTGCGTGGGGGCGTTACTCGCCAACGACATCGCCACTAACAACGCGTTGATCTGACAGTTGAGGTTGTTCATCTCCGCCAGATAGGCCATACCGCTAAGGCCCGCATCCGCATCAGGCGGCGGGTGTGCCGCCGCATAACGCAGGTATTCCACATGCTGTAAAGCCGTCAGCTCTCGCAGTACGACCTGCTCGTCGCCATAGCAAAACGTGTCATGCTTCAGTTGCATCATCCCTCCATTCACGTTGCGTTTTCAGGAAGTGAACCGACCTCGGCCAACGTCGGTTTGCCGCTGTGGGTGAAACGAATGGTACGGGTGATGGTTTCGTTCTGGCTTACGCTCTTGCCGAGTGCAGAGACGAAGCCATAGAAGATGTCGATCACTCCATTCGGGTATTTCAGACGGTAAGCCATCACGCGGCCATCGTCGAAGGCCGCCAGCACTGCCTGCTGGCCGGGATCGCCCGGTAACCAGGCTAGGGTGAAGGTAGAGTCGCTGACGGATTTAATCCCCTGGGCATTACGCTTCCAGTCGGCATCATCGTCATCGATATAGTTATCTTCGTCCGTTTCGGCTTGCAGTTCACCCGGTTGGATATCTTTGACCTTGCCCAATCGCTGCCAGTCGTCGTCGTTGATGACATTGAGGCGTGCCATATCTTGGCCGGTGTAGATCCATAAGGTGGTACCACTGCCCTTCTGCGGGGTCGTTGTCGCTGTCATAGCTGCTCCTGTGTGTAACGGATTTGATATTGCAGATCGATCGCGCCCCAGATACCCAACTCCTCATCGCGCTGGTAGTCGCATGCCAATGGCGCCAGATCTCCGTCGAATGGAGTCAGTAGCGCCGGGTCGGCCAGCAGTGGCGCCGCGTAACACTCCGCCCAGCGGTCTAAAGCAGCGTCCGGCTCACGCGCCCGCAGGAAAATCTGCACGTGTAACACGCCTGACCAGCTAATGCTGTCAAAGTAGACCGCCTCCGGTTGTAGATCGCTGAGGTAGACGGCCACGGCAGGGAGTTCGGCCTCGCCATCGATAAAGCTGGGGCTGCCATCGAAAAAGTGGACCTGAGACTCGCCTTGCAACGCCGTTTTCAGTCGATCGAGTACCCGTTGGCGAATGCGGTGACGGATGGCGCCCTGCGGGGTCAACGCTGACGGCGGAGCAGTAACTGGAGTTGGCGCGCCATCGCCTGCTGTAACGCTTGAGGTAGGTTGTCTTGCCATAGTCTTTGGGTCTCCTCGCGAAAGGCGGTCGTGAGCGCATCCTTCACCGGGATCTTCACCACGTGGATGGGCATACGCGCCCGGCCATCGCGGCGTAGAACCTGCCAACGCCCTGTTTTTAGGTACTGGATGAAGGCGCCCGGTAGGGAGTGATGACCGACGTGCAGCACGCTGTCCCGCCGCCCAGGAATACCCAAGATGCGTGCCGTCCCCAGATTGATCGCAGGAAAGTCGCCGCGGTACACGCGGATGCGCGCCTGTGGCCACTCCGTGTTGGCCTTAGCCTGAGTCAACCTGACTCGACGTTTCAGGCGCCGTACCGGTAGGCGTTTTTCACGCGCCACCCGTCGTAAACTACGGGTGATCGCCTTGGCGGCGAGCCGATTGACCACTTGGGCGCTGGCGCGCGCTAACTCCTTGCCCCCCAGATCCGTCAAGATGGCTCGCAGTTTGTCTTCACCTTTCATTGCGGCTCCAGTTGGATGACGTATTTGCCATTCTGACGATGGTAGCGGGCCACCCGATACTCGGCGCCTTGCCAAACCACCTCATCATCGCGTTGGGGGCGATAGGCGGCGCTGAAAATCATCAGTGTCGTCAGCTCCGCCTCGACAGAGCCAAACAGCGCCGGGCTAGTGGCAGGCACCGCACAATACGACAGCCCGTTGATCTGCACTTGCTCCCCCATTCGGGCCTGCGTCAACGCATCCAGCGAGACCGCAAACTGGGTAAAAGGGCTAGGCATTGATCTTCACCGCCACCAGCGTCGTACCCGCCCCGGCGTTCGCCCAGGCTTTACCGACATACACGGCGCCCGAGGCGGACAATTGCACCACGCCATTCTTCAGATGAAGCTTTTTCCCCGACTCGATCACCTCGGACTCCAGTTTTGGCACCAAGAAGACGCCTTCGGTCAGCCCGACACCGCTATGATGAGGCTCGATGTGGCCGAGTGCGATGACCACCATATCCCCCAGCGCTACCAGCGCGCCGCTGGCAATGGCCGCCTCCCCAGCGTCGATGTCGATCGTACCGCCCCGTTGCAGATAGTTGTTCGCCATACGGTTCTCCTACCGGCCTGCGGCCGGATATCTCAAAATTCCTCATGGACGGTTAGGCGTCGCAGCGCACCAGACCGCGATGATCGATGGGCGAAACACCGGCATCGATGCGCACCTTACTGGTGATGCCATCCACCTCGAAGCCCTCCTGTTGATCGATATAAGGGACATCCACACCGTTGAGGTAGGCAACCTCGATGGTGTCGCTTCCCTTGGCGGCCGCCAGGTAGTAGGTCGTAACGCTGCTATCGTCTAGGCGCGGCTCGGCGATGACGCTGGCGAAGTTCTGGATCGGGTTAATGACCCCGGCATTCACCTCGGCGCCCTTGACGCTGGCCGAGCGGATCACTTGGTTGGCGCTGGCCTCTAATGCGGTCGGGACTAAGACGAAGGCGGGACGGATGTTGAGATGACGCTGCCCCTCCTTTTGCCGGCGCATTAACTGGCGCGCCTTATCCAGGCTGGCGACGTCCATTGCCGCGCCGCTTAGGATGTTGCCGTGTTTCGCGCTATCAAACAGAACGATGCCGTCCGCCGACAGTTTCGGGTTGTTGAGCAGGATGGCATACACCAGATCGGCGATGGTGGCCTTAGCCGCCCGCCCCAGTTTCATCGGTACGTCGGTCAGCATATGCAAGTCGTCGTTGATGATGGCCTGGCGGGTCACGCTGAACAGCTCACCGAAGGTCGCCAGGGCGATCGTCGCCTGGTGATCATCCAAGGTGACATACTTGAACTCCGCCCCTTCACGCACCTGGCGCAGTGAGGGGAAACCGCCCAACCCTACGCGATGCGCAACCTTGAAGTCGGAGAGACTGCCCTTGCGGGTCCACTGTTCGAAGGTCTCCGGCGCCTCCTCCCAGCCCTGTAAGATGGATTTGTGCGCCACATCGAGCAGGATGTTGCCGAAGTCAGAGGTGCTATGGGTAAAAGAGAGCCCGACCATCTGCATTGGATTGAGCCCCGCTATCCCCACGCCCCGATCGGTCAGCGAGCAACGCGACATCTCACGCAGCGTCATGCCGTTGTAGGGGTTATCACGCTGACTCTCCTCAAAACCGGCACGGACCAGCAACGCCTGGCGAATGGCGTCGCCCGTGATGTTGCCGTTACCGACATGACCGCCTGGGCGGTTCTGCGGAGCCTCCAGGACATTGCTCGCGCTGGCGTTCTGGCCTAGGGCCGCTAACAGACGGTCTTTCGCCTGCTCGATGCCACAATCGACATCACCAATACAGAGCATCATCAATTCGGTTTGTTGCTCACCAAATAGCGCGAACAACTCGCGGATAGCGTTGACGCGCTGGCGCTGCGCCTCGCGCTCTTGGGCGCGGATCTGTACTTCGTCCGGCGCGGTGGTGGACGCGGGCATCTCGCCGCTGTTGCGCGGCGGACTTACCATGTTGCGAATTGTCTTCGGCATATGCGCGAATTCCTCTAAACGTTGGGATTGAAGAGCGGCCATGCGTTGCAGCGGTGCGGCGAGGGTGTCGGCGAAACCCTGTTCGACACACTCCGCACCCGATAACCAGGTTTCCTGCTCTAACAGGGCGGCGATCGCCTCGCGACTCTGGCCAGATTTCTGCATGTAGGCGGGGATCAGTACCGTCTCTAGCTTGTCCAGCAGGTCGGCATAATCACGGATGTCATCGGCATCACCGCCGGCAATCCCCCAAGGTTTATGCAGCATCATCATGGCGTTTTCCGGCATGATGATAGGATCCCCGACCATGGCGATCACCGAGGCCATGCTGGCCGCCAAGCCATCGATGTAGACCGTCTTGCTTGCCGGGTGGTGACTCAGCAGGTTGTAAATGGCGATACCATCGAAGACATCGCCGCCCGGCGAATGGATATGTAGGTCGATGCGATCGACCTCACCCAAGGCCGTGAGACCATCGGCGAACTGGCGCGCGGAGATACCCCACAAGCCGATCTCATCGTAGATGCGGATTTCCGCCGTCCGGGGTGCAGTAGCGCAGATACTGAACCAGCCCTTAACGCCGGCGGGTGCGCAACTGTTCCTCGGTGGATGGCGTGTCGTGTCTGTCATCGGGGGAGCCTCCTTTGTCGTTGGCCGGATCGGTGTCGAAGACCAAACCCAGCTTGTGGTTTTCGTCTACTTCCGCCTTACGGCGGCGTTTCACTTCGGCGGGGGTGCCGCCACGGGCACGGACCCAATCGCTTTCCGTTGCCGAGCCGCCACGGATCATCACGCGCCAGGCATTGGCCTCTTTCTGCGGGTCGATCCACGGCATGACCGGCCCGCTGTAGACGGCGTTATTCAAGGTCTCGGGGTCACTGTATGGCTCGGGCCGGATCACCCCACTGGCCAGCGCCATTGCCAGCCAGCGGCGGTACAAGGGGCGGCTGATCGCCGCGATGAAGGTGTTTTGTAGGACGGTGTAGCCCTCTTGGGCCTCCACCAGCTCTTGGCGCTGGGCGCTGTAACTGCCGTCATAGTTGCGAGCGATGGAGGAAAAGCTGCTGCGGCTCCCGGCCGCGATCGCCCGCATCTGTCCCATGCGAAACGATTCCAGGTTGGGGTTGGGACGCTCGGATTTAATCAGACCGATCTTCTCTCCGGGGCGTAGGCCATCGAAGACCATTCCCGGGGTCAGCTGAAGGTCGCGCGACATCTCGGCGTTATAGCTGCTCGGGTCGTAGTCTATCCCCTCCCCGCGCTGGATATACATTCCCAGCGAGGCCGCGATGCGTGCCGCCAGCAGTTCGTTGTCTTCGTACTCCTTGAGACCGGAAAGGCGCATGATGACCCCAGACAACAGCGAGACACCTCGCACCTGATGCAGCCGCCGGGTGAACTTGAGGTGTAGCATGCGCGCGGCGTCGATCTGTTTGCTTGCCGTCAGACCGCCCGCACCGCGGGGATAATGCAGAAACACACGATACGCCAGTGGCCGCATCCAGGCATTGAAGCGGATCCCCTGCACAATGCCCTGCGCCGGCTCGTTGTAGTCCAGCGGCACATAGTCAGGCTCTAGCGCCTCCAACCAGAAGGGAATGCCAGCAACCGGTGTCAAGCCGGGCGCCGCCCCCATGACCAATTGCGCGAAGACTTCGCCATCGCGTAGCCAGGTACGGAGCAGTAAGCGCTCCAGCACCGGACGGGTGTATTGGCCACTGACATCTGGGCTGACCGACCATTCGGACCACGCTTGGCGGATCTGTTCGGCTAAAGGTTGGTCCAGTTCGCCGGTTCGTGTAAGGGGTTGCGGTTCGACGACGATGCCGCGGGCGCCGATGATGCGCTCCTCCAACTTGTCCAGGGCGCCGATGACCAAGTCATGGTTATTGTCGAGCCAGCGGGCCTGTTCACGCAGAGAACGCCCAGCAAACTGCACCAGTTGATCGGCACTGCGCCCTTCTCGTCGGGCGCGGTGAGTTCCCGTCGGTGTGACGGCTTCGAAGGCGCGAATGGCGTAGCGCGCGCTCAAACGGGATAGCTTCCAGGCTGGCGAGAGAAACCCTATCACCTCATCGAGTAGGTTCATGAAAACCTCGCCGTGCGGTAGAGGGGGCGCCGTCCCGTCAAATCCTGCAACTGCCGGGCTAGCTGCTCCCGCCCCTTGCGGATTTCGGCCAGGTTCTCCATCGTCATCGATTGGCCGTTGAGGGTGATCGACCGTCCCTTGAGTACGGCATGTTCAGCCTGTACATAGTCGTCATACAGGGCTTGTAAGATCGCGCGTTGTGTCTGGCTCATAGCCATCCTCCTCCTGATTGGCCGCCCCATGGGATCGGTTTCTGGTGTGGTGATGTTATGGCTGACGCCGGGTGTGGCGTCGGTGTGAGTGTTTCCGGCGCATTCTGCGGTAACCGCGCCCAGCGGGGCGGGCTCGCCCAATTGATGCGCTCATAACCGCGTAGGAGTGCCAACGCATGGGCATAACACAACAGGTCGAATGCCTCGTTAGCGCCTTTCCCCGGCTTGCGCCATTTGCCATCAGCACCACGTTCTTCATAGGTCAGCTCCTCGTAAAACCATGCGCCGAGCCAATCAGGAAAATGCACATAGTTCGGCCCCGGCGTTTCTCGCGCCAGTGCGCTAGCGATGCGATCTTTCAGTTGATTGGTCTGCAAGAGATACAGCGGGACCTCGCCTCGAGCTCGTGCCCGGCGATCGCTGCGTTCGGTGTTGTCGGGATAGGTTTTGCTGATCAGCTTAGTGCGCGCTAATCCATCCCCCTTAAACAGATAGACCTGGCCGCCCACGCCATCGCGACGGCAGGCGCGCCAGAAGGCATAGGCGTTATCGGTGACGCCGTCTTCGCCTCCGGAATCGACTGCCATCGCCAAGATCGGTAACCGTCGCGTCCCCTCGCTATCGAGGGGATAGCTTTTCTCCAGTACATCGCTGCGCAGCAGCTGCCAGTCCTCGGGGTTGGCGGCGGGGTTGACGGGCAGGCTCTCTCCTTGTCCATCGGCGCGCGCGGAGTGACGGATGTTATAGCGATCGATGATCCAACGTTCGCCCTGGCTGCCATACCCTACGACCTGCACCACAAAGCGGGCGTTTTTGCCCCCCTGAACGTCGACGGCCGCCACCAGGAAACGGACACCGGGCGGGATAGTGCGCTTCGTCCACGCTTCGGCGCGCGCCATCAAGCTCTCGCTATTCTGGCCCCCCTGGGCTAGCCGGGACTGGTACGGCAATCCCCAGTCGGTGTTGATCACCGTACGCAGCGTCTCTTCACTGCCGGTGGTTTCATACTCCTGTTCGGCGCTCAATAACTTGTTGACCAGTTGCGGCCAGCTCTGATACGCGGCCGCTGGCCCCTCCAACCAGAAAGAGGCGATACGTGACCGACGTGGTGTGCCGCTACGCTGACCATGGGAGTCGATACGCTCGCCGTCACGCAACCAGACACCCCGGTTATTCAGCAGACGTTTCTGTTCGGCGAGGATCACGCCTGCACAGGATGGACATTGTAGATGCGCGGCCTCGCTAGCCTGCATCAGGTCGGCCTGCTCGCGGTATCCCGTCATGTTCTCCATCGCCGGCTGGAAATACTCGCCGCAGTGCGGACAGGGCCAGTACCAGCGGCGTCGATCGCCGCGGTTATAGAGCGCCAGGATGCCGGTCGTCGGTGGCGCCTCATGTGGCGTGGTTCGACGCCATTTAGGGTTGATGACTTCCCGCCCCGGCGAGCTTTCTACCAGCGTCATTCCGGCGGACATGAAGGTGGTGGTACGCTTGGAGGCCAACGCGAAGCTGTCCCCTTCGCCATCGATGTTCTCCGGATAGCGGTCGTAATCCGTCAGCGCGACGCGCTTATAGTCAGAGGAGGAGAAAATATTGATCGAGGGCCAGCCGATTTTCAGAAAGGTGCCGTCACTAAAGATCTTATCGTGGACGTTGTTGTCGTTGCGTATCGGGCTGAGGCGGCGTCTGACCGCCAGGCTATGGTGGAAGATACGCGCCAAGCGAGTCTTAGAGTGTTCGCGGGCCTTTCCCTCCGTCATCTGCACCACCAGCATATCGCCCGGATCGCAGACAATACCGTAAACAATCCAGCCATCCAGTAACCCCAGCGTTTTCCCCGTTCGCGAGGGCCCGGCGAAGATCACCGCGTCAAACTCACGCAGGGACAGGCAATTCATTGGCTCCAGCATGTAAGGCGTCAGCTCTGCCTCCCACGGCAACGAGCTGCCAGCGCCTACCGGAACGCGGAGATAACGCTTTACCGCCTCCGCCACCGCCATCCGACGAGGGGGACGGAACAGCGCGGAGATATCCTGTCCAATCCGCCGAGCGGAAGCCTGTTCAGTTCCCCTCCTCATCATCGTCATCGCCATCGTCAACCTCCTCCCCTTGTTCATAGAGCGCGCTACAGGATTGATAGGTTTGCTGCTCTAACTCATCACGCAGCGCATCGATGATGGTCTGAGCTTGCGCCACCGCGAGCGCTGGCAAGGCGGCATCACGCTCTAACCGATCCGGCAGGGTTTCCAGCATCTGCACCACCGCCTTTACCATGCCGGCATACACGCTGATCACCTCATGAGCCGGGATCAGGTTACGCAGCTCCTTCTCCAGCCAGACCCGCGACTTCTCGGAGTCATACCAGTCCTTACGCTCTCGAGGCGTCATCAATTTAGGGTTCTGTTCAGCGGGGACGGACGGGGTTGTTTTGATTAGCTCAGCGATCACATCGGTCAGGTAATACAGCTTGTTCTTAGCATGACTACCCGGTGCTAGCGGAACGTGATGAAGACGGGAGACGATGGTTTGACGATGAGTCTGAGAGATAGCCGCCAGCTGATTGATGTTGAGCTTGAGGTTCTTCAGCTCATTATCCACCGCGCCTCCTATTGTAAATTCGTGTAAATGCTCTCCTGAATGGAATAAGTAAAGGGACAAACCGACATCATTTGACGGTCGGCCTATTAAAAATCAGTAGGTTAACCCTATGATGATGATGACTATGGGATCGAAAAAATGCGCCGTTTCCCGCGCCCCCCGCCCCGTGGGGAGCAATTTTGGGGGGAAAGGACCCATATACATAATATGAATGAGAACCTATTAATCATTCATTTCTTAAATATTTATATATAATTATCTATGGCTCAAATTAATTAAGAAAGGAATTCATTTTGATTCGACACCCTGTTTCATCATCAAACATTCAATCTATAGGCTATGACCAGCTCAATATGGTTCTTGAAGTAGCTTTTCATAGTGGTGGGATTTATCAATACATGAGGATTCCATCAATGGTATATCAAAATCTAATGCAATCCGGCTCAAAAGGGGAATACTTCCATCGGCACATAAAAGACAGATACCGCTGGAGTAAGATACGCTAAGTTAATAAATTAAATTTCAATATCAGGCAAATACATCTGTATCTCACTCACCATCTTATCCCGGGCCGTATTCAATAACTGTTTGCGGCCACCCGATCCCCATCTGGCCATTTTGCTGGCACAGCGGCTTATCTCCCGAGTTTCCGCTTGAATAGCATGATCGAGTCTATTCAAATGGGACATAGAGTGAATGCCAAAACGCAGCATTGCCCTGAACACCTCATAGACCTCAATCTCAAACTCTGGCTTAATCCACGCAGCATAGCGAATTGCCAGTAACTCAATACCCCATACGCCAGGCTCATCACCACCACTGATTACTCTAATTGGTTGATTTTGTTCCAGAGTGCTTTTTTGCACTCTGGCTTTAAGCGCTTTGACAAAGCGCTTGATCTGCGCACTACGTAAAAACTGACTTGGCCTTTGCTGTTCGGTTGCCTCGCCATTCACCACCGCGGCGGCATGAAGATCATTCAGCGAGTAGCGTCCCCCCTCATCCACACGGACGGCGATGCCATTGACTAAAACAGTTGGGTATCTCATGGTCAGCTCCTTGTCATCATGAGTCTAAGCAAAAGGGCCACACTCCCTTTCACGGCGCCCGCGACTGCGTCACGGCATCATAGAGCCGCTCACAGGCAAGACCGGCGGCTCTAGCCCGGTCAGCATAGGCTGCCAACGCTGCATTGCGTTGGAGAGATTCGCCGAGCACGTCGGCAAACAGAAATCCGGCAGCGGCGCTTGCCGGGCTGGCTCCATCAGCGGTGGAAACTCGGCAGGGGGAACGGTCTGCCAACTGCTGCCGCAATTGAGAAAGCGTACGCCGCAGGCGCTCAACATCAGCGGTAGAGCGAGCAGCATCGGCTTTAATCTGTTCCAGTTGTTGATCCGCATTCTGTTTCACCTTAATCATGGCCTGCCAGCGACGTTGCTCTTCAGCCCGTTCGCCCCGCTCCCGATTTGCCCTGGCGCTCTCCTCATCCCGGTTGCGCGTCTCCCACTTAAGCTGCCACGCCTGCTCAGCCTGGCGCTTACCGGCGGCGTACCCTGCCGCATAGCGCCAGGTCGAGACGCCCCATAAAAGCAAAGCCACCAGCGAGATGATCGCCAGTGGCTTCCAGATATTGCTTAACATAATGAACTATCTCGAATTTATACGAGATCTCCGTCAGGGAAGTCGCCCAAATCAGGGATAGTCAACTGAGTCAATTTCAATGCCAGAGCAGTGGCCTCTTTGACTCGCTTGATATCCCGCTTACGCTGCGCCATCAAACCACTGCCCTTTTGTCCTCGATGCTTAAATGACAGCTTGTCGAATATAGAGATTTGATCGTGGATTTGCTGACCCGTCATCTGAATTAAATCGTTTGTTTCCAGCGGGGTAATTCGTATACCAGACTCTTTTTCGACAAGATCCAATAACCAGCGACGTAACTCTTTGGCCACTTTTGTACGGGACATCATACCAATGAGATGAGCACCTCTTGGTGAAAAAAGCCGTAACCTGACATGCTCCAATTCGTTGTTTTTATTGCTAACCGTCACTTTGGACAGCGTCGTCATACTACCTATAAATTCATCTTTATGGCGGCTATAAATCTTATTAACCTGCTTCTCATCGGCATAACCAAGCAACCCTGAAAGTTGCTCAGCAGTAAACCATATAAATGAGTCACCATTGTCATAAGTGGTAATGGCATGCTTATGGAAAGTCAGCTCAGATTTCATTGTGTATCCCTTTTAGAAACAAGCCTCGTTGCCCAGAAACGCCACCCACAGAGAAGGTCACCACCTATAACAGCGTTTCTCCGAGGCCTGTTTCTAGAAGGCTCTGTGTTATGCACCGGGCAAGGTGCAGATACAGCAAAGCCCCGGCATAGCCGAGGCTTTTGGATATATTTCAGAGATGGTTAAGACAGCGTCACCCGCTCCCGAACCCAGCCATACAGAAACGACTCGTTCTGCACCCGTTGCTCGGCCAGCTCCAGATAACGATCACCTTGGCTACAATTGAGCGCCCGTAACAGCACCTGTTCACCCTCTTCTCCTCGGGCATCCAGGTAGGCACGCAGCGCCGACAATGTCCGTGGCCCAATCACCCCATCGGCACTGATATCCGGATACAAGCGCTCGCCATCGTTAAAGGCGGTCAGCCAGCGCTGTAGCCACTTACTGGGCACCGACGGCCCCATGTTGACGCCGGTATCGCACAGTTCGGCAGCCACCAGCGCAGAGAGCTCCGCCACCTGGTCAAAACGGGGTCCCGACCAGTAGTCGCTTTCATAGATTTTCAGCGCCTGCGCCCGCGTTAAATTGCGCATATCGCCGGTATAGCCGTGGGCCCGAGCCACTTTTTCCGTGATCCCCCACTTAGTCGGCCCACCCTTGTCGTGAGGGTGATCGACGTAACCCCCTTCACGCCCCAATAAGGCATCAAAAATTTGATCCTTGGTGAGTGCCATAATTACCGCTCCTTGTCTGTCGGTAGTCCCAGCTTGCGGTGCAAGATGTACAAGGCAAAATGCTGTACCTGCTGCACACCGATAAAACCAATGGCACCGCCGATCGCCGGGGTCAGCGACTTGGGGAGGTTAAAATAGTCCAGCGTCGCCACCACGGTCAGCGTCAGGGCACCACATAACACTCCCTCTAACGCCGTTTGCTTCCAGCCGCCGCCCAGGTAGGTCACCCGGACAGCCGCCGTCAGAATGGCCAGTAATACGCCGCCTACCGGGGTCTCCCCTTGCCACCAGCCCCACAACAACTCCTTCCACTCCAACCAATTTCCTGGGTTATGGTGCATATGCCATCTCATTACCCCGCGTTGGGGAAATTTGGATAGAAAAAACCCCGGCATTTGCCAGGGTTGTCGGTAGAATACAAAAGCCCCGCATCAAGCGAGGCTTTTATAAAAAAGGTAGGATTTTATGCTGTGGCTTTACGCATACGAGCTTTCCCCTGCTTCTCAGGAGCGGAAACCTTATGCTCGAGAACATTTGGGGCAGCACGCATCAAAAGTTCAACAGCCGCACCCATACCAGCAAACGCTTTCTGAGCGTCAAACCTCACCTCTGATTTAGCTACTTGTTTTTTCATGTTAACTACCCCTATACACCACTTCTTCAGCTCACTATTGAGACATCTACTGATGAACTTAGCTCATGTTAACCAGATCTACTAGCAATAGAGGAGTATTGCTGAGTGTTGGCGATGGGCGATGACGAGAGCATCAAACGGATGGTTATCGTAGCACTTCTATACCATTTGCGGCCATTATCATCATCCCCATGCAATCACTCGTTGTGTCAGCATCAACTGGCATCTTGCCTCAGTCATCCCCGTAATACGCACCATCGCAGGCAGTGACATCAAACACTCAGAGCCCGCCAAAAGGCGGATTTCAATGATTAAGCGGTGTGACGTAGTAACCACTCTTAACACACTACGATAATTTTTGCGTACGCGTTAACTCTTTTTGCAGTATTATTGGCGCAAAATTATTGTGATAATCAAAAGGATATTATTATGACCGAAACAGTTCCCCCTACTAATATTACCCATCATTTCATTGTTCACATTATGAGCAAAGAGCAACAGGGGATAGCCACTCTTTACCCTTGCCCTACTGAAAAACCAGTACAGCAAGCTTCACAGGATCTTACTAAAGCACTATCTGAAAAGTATTCAGGACGAGCTAGCAAAGGTTATGGGAAATTTGAAGATGATCGAGATAATTTCCCTATGGGAAATATCGTCGATGATTATTTTGCACACAGAACCTATAACTTTTATGATACTAGTATCCGAATGCTAAATCATTTAAAAGCCAGAGCTGACAATGAGGTAATGTCTACAGGTGGCTTTGTTATAATTGTACACAATGAAATTAATGCAAATCATTATTTGATGATTGCAATATTAACTTCGACAACAGGATCAACAGTTCAAGACTACGATATTCTACCCAGTGAATATTTGGACATTGCAAAACTTCGTGTTGCTGGACGTATTGATCTTACTGGAAGAGAAAATGGAAAAGAACGCTACATAAGCTTTCTTAAAGGTCAAAACTCAGTAGCTGGATATTTTAAAAAATTTTTAGGCTGTAACGATATCTTGATTGCTCAACAAGAAACAGTAAAGCTACGCAATGCTCTTTTAGACTTTGCATCTGACAGAAATTTAAATCCTGATGAGCGTCAATACTTCCTTAATCGAGCTCATGAAATATTAAAAAGCTTAAGTCACTCTAGTGGATTATTCGACACCCAAGCCTTTGCCAACGAATTATGGCCAACTGAGCCAGAACTGCTAGTTACAAAACTAACAAGTGAAGAACTAGAACTATCTGATGGTTTTGTACCCGATGAAAATGCTATCCGCGCCCTTATCAGCTTTAAAGGCAAGTCAAAACATTGGTCATTAAATTTTGAACGAGCAGCATTACATGATGGTAGTGTCCAGTATGACCAAGAAAATAATAAATTGATACTTACTGAAATTCCAGATACGCTTAGGACTGCGATTTTGTCAGAGTTGGGAGAAGATGATGAGTAATCAAGAAATAACCTTCAAAGAACTAGTGGTCATTTACAAGGCCGCAAACTTTGGAGATAGCACATCTGATGCCTCAGTTAAAATCATAAATCAAGATCTATGTGATATCATTACTCATGTTACAGAACAACCTAAAATCTATGGAATTACAATTGAAAAAGGTAACGTAGCAGTTGGTGAAAATGTCACTTTACATATAGAGCCACCTAAACTACGATTAGGCCAACTTCATTATTCTTTTGATGATTATATTAAAAACTCCAAGAATCGAATAAAAGAACCCAGTAACTTCTTCATCATTAATCTGAAATATCATAATAGAGATACAAAAAAACCAGATTTGCTGGCCAAGTATCAAAACATATTAAGATTAATTTCTCTATTTAAAGAATGCTCAGCATATCTTGATGAGACAAACGCTGAATTTGTCTTTGTGGGTTCGGATGTTTTGAAAATACCAGTAAACTATACATTATCTGACATAGAAAAAGTTGATAATGATTTAATTAAAAGTTTAATTGCTAACTTTGCAGAAGACACACATAGGGAACAAAAGCTTACAATACTAGCAAATAGTATAAAGTCATTATGTGAATCAAAATCCAAAGATACTTCATTCTCTTTTATGCTAAGTGATTTAAATCAAATTTACGAAAGCTTTCAAAAAGGATATAAAGTGTATGTTTCAGGCTTCTCCTATGAAAAAATTTTAGACCAACTACGAGTTGCCAAAATCGAAGAGATGGGGAAAATTCACAAAGTATTCAGTGATATCCAAAACCAAATACTTAGCATCCCTGTAGCAACAATTATTGTCGCCACTCAAATGAAACAAGCAAACAACTGGGATGCACAAGCATTAATTAATACTGCTGTAGTCATTGGCTCATTATTCTTTATCGTCATGATAACATTCACTCTTTTCAATCAATGGCAAACGCTTATTGCCATTTCAGATGAATTGAGTTATAAAAAACAACAAGCAGAAAACAACTACAAAGCCATTTACACAGATATAAATGCAACCTTTGACAGTCTAACACAACGATTGCTAATTCAAAAGGCTATATTCATAGCAATTGGAATATTTATTGTGGTTGGATTATACCTGACATTAAAATTTTATTTTTTCCTTACTCCACATGCTACTAACTATATAAGCAACTCCACTAGGTACATATGTGATTCTGCTGGAGGCATTTCTAATGTCATTAGATATACATGCCATTCCGTTGGATACATATACGGCCTATTCAAATGATGGCCAGCTTGGCCATCATCCAACTCAATCAAAAATCATACAAATAACAGCATTAATAAAACCAAGAGCACTTTGCAAGTCCTTTCTGACAGTCCCATCGGAACACATCCGCTTTTTAGCAATAGTACGCAGTGAAATACCCATGACAAAATGCGCAATTATCAACTCATACTCTTTTGGCTTATATTTACGTAACCGAGCTACACAACCATCAATCATTATGCCCTCATCGTCATCACACTGAATACGCGACTTCTTCCCGTGAGGGAGCACCCCCTTAAACCCCGCAGCAACCGGCTGCCAGTCAACACCACTGCTATCTGCAGCTGCCCATGCGCCCCACCGGTCTAATACCTCATACATATCACGCATCCACACGCTCCACACATTACGCCTTCACTATGGCTCCTATCCCCAACGCCCGATTCAGGAATTGCACCAACAGCACCAACTGGCTGCCGTTCCTCTGCTCCCAGCCACCCACATCACGATGTAACTCGTCATGGCACCGCCGGCACAGCGGGATCACGAACAAATCATGCGTCTTAGTTCCTATGCCGCCCAACCCCAATCCCGAATTGATAATGTGATGTGGGTCATCGGCAGGGTTTCCGCACCCGCAACACGGCTGTGTCTTCACCCAGCGCGTGTATTTACTACTCTCCCAGCGCAGCAGCTTGGGCCGCAGCATAAACCCCGCGGCCGGTGCCTCATCTGCCACCAGCTTGATCACCGGCTGTGGGATAACGGCCTGTACGGCCGCCCCCCTGTTTGATTTAAGGCTCACAGGCCTCCCCCACACAGTTGTCATAGTCCATTCGCGGATCACCAGGCTGATAACAGTTCCCACGTACATGCCGTGATAGCTCGTTGCGACGCGCCACGATATTGTCGATCTGTGACGCTTTGGCGTATGTCGCAGCCCTGGCCAATTCAGTAAGCGCACGACGATACAACCCGCGAGATGCCAACGCTTCTGCCTGACGGCAATGTGCATCGGCGATTGCTGCACGCGTAATTGTCATACGGCGCCCTCCCCTGAACTCTCTCGCAGTTTCTGGCGGATCGCGGCTAACGCAGCCAGCCCGACCGATTGGTAATGCTCCGCATTCCCTGCCAGCTCCGCCGCCGTCTTTGGCCTGCGGCAATCGGCAATTCGGACCACCGGCTGTGGGATCACTTTTCCAGCCGCCATGTCCTTGGCCCACTGCTTCATCTGCGCCTTGATGGCCCGCAGTACCTCGGCCTCGGTGTAGTTGTAACGGTACATGCGCTGGCGCACATCCAGCACCACCCAGTACATCACCGGGTGTACCCAGTCGAACGCCTCCGGAGAGGCGAAGCGGGCCTTATCGCGAGCATAACGGTGGAACTCAGCCAGCACCTCATCGTCAGAGGGCAATCCACCTGCACCCCGTACCCCCTCACGACACCACTCCATGAAGCGCCCGCAGGAGGGCCAGAAATCCCCACCGTGCTGGCGGGCCATGCTGACACCGGCCTTGACCTGCTCCAGCGTCGTAATCCCCCCTTCCGCGAACGCCGTGATCCACTGGCGCTTCATCGCTGCCACCTCATCCGGCGCGGCAAACACCGTATTACGCGACGCCGGGAATAACAGCAGCAGATTTTCGAACAGCACATCCACCAGCTTTTCAGCGTTACCGTTCACCACCCGCGCCTGAAGGGGCTGACCAGCCATGCGGGACAGTGCGACTGCATCCCGGCGCTGTACGGCAGAAACCAGACTTTTCATAGCACGTCCTCCCATCCCTGTTCCGTGTTCCACTCCGCCCCCAGCAGGGTTTTCAGTGAGCGGTCCTGCGCACCCGCTCCCGGTGCCCCCAGGCGGATCACCAGCTCATCCCATTTTTCGCGCAGCTTCGCCGGGCTCAGTACGTTGCGGCACCAGAACGGATCACGGTTTACTCGGCCAAACAGCTCGCAAATCTGCCGGTGAGTGCGCCCATCCAGCTCGCACATCAGGCGCACCTCGTTAGCCCAGGCTATCCAGTTGGGGGCCTTGGGCCTGACAATCTCCCCATCGTATTCTGCGGCTTGTTCGTGCAGTCGAAGGATGCGCCCCCATATCCACTCGGCGCAGGTCAGATCCTCCTGCCTGCCCCACAGGCGCTTCTTGGCACTGAACACCACCGCCTCTGGATGACGAGACAAAAAATCATGATCGCTGTCAGGCTCGTCCGGTTGCGCAGCGTCCGGACAAGAAGATCTTTTTACTGACGGATCTGTTTTAACTGACGGATCGGGGTCAACCATTGACCCCTCAACAGGGGGATTTTTACCAATGGTTGACCCCTCAACGATTGGGGGGTCAATATTTGGGGGGTCAACCGTTAACCCCTCAACCGTTGGGGGGTCAATACTTGGGGGGGTAACACGCTCACTCCGCTTTTTGGACTTATTACCCATGCGGGCTGCCGCTGCCGCCTCCTCCAGCTTATCGACATTGATCTGGTAAACATTGCTCAGATCACGCCCACCAGACTTACGAGCAGCCTTAGTCAGCCAGCCATCACGCGCCAGCTCATCAATCGCCGCCGAAACTGTGGTCTTGCTTTTAGCGCCTATCTGACGCTGGATAGTCTCCACCGCCGGCCACGACAGCCCCTCATCGTTGCTGTAATCCGCTAACCGTGCCATCACAGCTACGCGGGAAAGGATCAGACCAGCATGGGCACACCCTTCCCATACCAGGCCATGCAATTTGCTACTCATCGCATACTTCCTTATTGCTGTTCAGCGAACGATCGACAAGCGCTGAGGCGAAAAGACCATCGTTGATGTAGTCATGCAGGCGGTGAGCCAAGGGAGACTGGGAAGCCACCAGCATGGGGTACAGGTGAGCCATCCACACCCGGTGGATCTCTGTCATGTAGAGATATACAGCGTGCGCATTGTGTGCGGGGCCTAGTAGCGCTGGCGTACCGTTTAGGGCCCTTTCCATCTGGTTAAAGGCGGTGATGTAGGCTTCTTTGAACCGGGCCGCCCGCTTGCCGGTAAAGCCCATCGTCAGGAACGCGAAACCATCGCGAGTGATTTGATAACAGGGAAGTTTGCGTATACCGCCGTTAGGCTGGTTGACTGTGAGCGATGTCCCCGCAAAATTGCGGGCACGAAAATCGGGGGAGCATTCGAGAGTGCGGATTTTCTTTAGAACGTCATCGTGACGCTTGAGGAAATAGTCGGCAATAGCCAGAGAGGAAGTAACGGCCTGGCCGTTGATAACAGTGATTTCAGGGTGAGCGAGGACGGGGATCGTAGCCATGATGGCAGCCTCTGTGGAATGATTTGGGCAATCACCACCACAGACGCCAATCTGACTGGTGGTGAACCGGACAGGGTTGGCGTAACCGGCTTCCACAGATACCGGCGCATCTTTCGATGCCCCTGCCCGGCCCACCATAATCTGGATGTAGCCGTGCATCGCACACAAAAAAACCGCAATGGCGCGGTCGTGCGCTGTGGAAAATTCCAGGACGCCAATCCCGGCAACGGATTTTGCCGCTGCTAGCGCAGTGTAGCGCCCGCAATTTAAAGAATCAACGTTTGACTTCCGATTTAATGTAACTACACTAATTGTATGAAAATTGAATACGACCAGAACAAGCGGGAGAAAACGCTGCTGGAACGCGGCATTGATTTCGCTAGAGCCGGTGAAATCTTCGCGGGGATGCACTTCACCGCCGAAGACTGCCGCCAGGACTATGGGGAGATCAGAAAAATCACCGTAGGGAAACTGGATGCCAGAATTGTTGTCATGGTCTGGACGCCACGCGGTAACGTGTGGCGCATTATCTCTATGAGGAAAGCCAATGAGCGAGAAATTAAAAGATTTGAAAAGTACCTGGGTTGATCCGGATGATGCGCCAGAGCTGGATGAGGCGTTCTTTGCCGGTGCAGACCTGTATGACGGCAAAAAACGTGTTCGGCGCGGAAGACCATCGTCCGATAAACCGACCAAACAATCCGCCACTATCCGGTACTCCCCGGAGGTCATCGCCGCATTCCGCTCAACCGGACGTGGATGGCAAACACGCATGGATGCCGCCCTCAAGGACTGGCTGAAGCAGCACAACCCGGCGGATGTCAAAATCTGATCGTACCTACCCACCCGCCAGTGGGCGATTAATCGTTGATCAATGCTCATGCTAGCCTCCTGAAACGGGCGTTGAACACAACCAAGGCCGCGTTAATCGTCCAGCCATAGGCCGGTTCAGTTCGCTGATAGGTAACCAGTTGCCTCTCTGCACACGTCGCAATCACGCGCACAGTATGGCCATACACGTCTTGGTACAGATGGCCGACTCGCGGATACTTAGCCATGATCCTCCTCCCGTAAAACGTCCCCCAGGCGATAGCCACCGCCTCACGGCTGACTACCAATCCCCGGCGCGATTGGTTGTTGCCAGGAGCTCCCCGCCCCGCTACGATTTGCTCATAGCTCAGACGGCCATCGGCGATCCGGCACCGAAATTGCGCACTGGGGCAGTTTGGGCTTAGAATGTTCATGCATATTAATCTCCATACGAATTATGCGCAGGCGCACTGGGACGGCATTCCCGGTGCGCCAAGTCATCAGCAATTGCGGCACCATTAAGGGCCATGAAGGCAAAGAACCCACACGCGTGATGGCGCATCTTCCGCCAGAACAGCGTCATTAACGTCCGCTGCTCGGCACCACAAATCACCCCGTCAGCGGCGGCTTCGACCTTTGCTTTCGCCAGCTCACCATCGGCAACCAGCTCCCGCATGGAATGCTCGTACAGCTCCACGTTGTCGATCTGCTCCAGTACAGGAATATCAACCAGCAGTTTCCCCCGGCGCGCGGCGTGGTATTCAGCCAGCAGTGACGTCCCGGAGACATCCTCCATCCGCTCTATCTCTGCCAATGTGAAGAACCGGCTGGCGCACTTCTGATCCAGGTGGTTGCGGAACGCGTCATAGGTCATGCCAAGTTGCGCTGACATCGCCTTCTGACCGCCAGGAAATGCCTTGCACATCTCTTTGATCGTTGCCTTGATGTCTACCATCGTCTTTCCCTCTCGGTAGTTACTGGTGATTACAACCGACTGTATTATTCTTCTGGTACAAGGCCGCGTCGTACTTGATGCCGCCCTTGGTAACCTTCTCGACTAGCAGTGCATATTTCCAAGGAATCACCACATCCCATAGGCTGACTGTTGATTTGGAGATGCCTAGCGCTCTAGCGGTTTTTGTGCCATTGCCGAAGTAAGCAATGACGTCATTTTTATGCATGTGACCCTCCTCGCTCAGATAGATGCAGTTTAATCTTTCAAACAAAATAAGGTCAAGAAATTAAACTCATTTTGGTTTAAGTTTTTAAACATGAAGAAAGAGAGTATGAGTGACCGCATAAGCCTGCGAATGCGCACTCTAAAGCTGAAAAACAAAGATTTAACTGATGCAACAGGCGCATCAAAAGGTACTGTTAGCCAGTGGGTTAACGGTGGGACGGAACCATCTTCGAAGTACATGTCTCCGCTTGCCGGAGTTCTCGGAGTATCTGAGCGATGGCTCCTAGAAGGAGGCCACATTGAGAAAGTCAGTGGCAACGCAATACCTGGGCCAGATGTTTGCCGCCGGGTTCCCCTTCTGTCTCAAGTTCAAGCAGGTAACTGGAAAGAAATAGTAGAACATCACTTTGATGATTTAACGGAGTGGGTTGAAACTACAGCAAAAGTATCACCTTACGCATTCTCTCTTCGCGTGGTCGGTGATTCAATGTCTAACCCTGGTTCCGGAGTGTCGTTACCAGAGGGATCTATTGTTATAGTTGACCCTGAAGCTGACCTGGTAAATGGGCGCATCGTCGTTGCTAGGCTGAAAAGCACAAATGAAGCGACAGTGAAAAAACTATCGATAGATGGGCCAAATATCTACTTAATGCCTCTTAATCCCAACTACAAACCAATCCAACTAGACAGCATGTGTGAGATCGTCGGTGTCTGCGTTAGAGTTGAGCAAAGCCTGATCTAACCACACCCATCCATCCTCCATCCTCAAACATCAAACCGGCACATGCCGGTTTTTTTCATATCCATAGAAAAAATGTTTAAATATTTAAACAAAATCATTGACCATTTTGTTTTATTGTTTAAACTATCTTCATCAGCCATAGCACAAAGTTTCAAACCAATGTCATACCCGCAACATCGTAGGAAAACGTTCGCTTGCAGCAAAAAGCGCCCTATCGGACGCTCCGCTCTTTAACAATCAAAACAATGCACTCGGCGTTGAGCGAAGAGATTCGCATAACTCAGTTCCCAGGCATCCCCAGGCATCACGGTGCTATGGCATCCCTGGCCAGCAGCGGACAATGTCGAGTGCAATCAACTGTCACCAAGGGAAACCTAATGTCAGCTAAGAGCGAAGAGCGGAACTTCGCGATTAATCTCGCAGTCAAATAGTTGCATTACTCACATTACGGCGTATTAATCAATGGAGAGCAGATCAATAAGAACAGAAATAAACATTCCAAGCATTACTACAAGTCTGACATTAGAGCCAAACACATAATCCGTTCCCAGTGATTCACAAAAGGCGAATTATTGATTATTGTTTGAAATATAAGCTCTTTAGCAGCATTTTTATCTACGGAGATTGGTAGTACTGAGTTATATAGAGCTAAAAGCACAACTAACCTCGCACCAGCTTCTTTAGAGTATCTTAAAGATAAATCAAAATCGTTAAAATGTTTTTCCACTCTTTGTTTATGTGCATTATCCCAATCAGCAGGTGGCGAAACAAAATACTCAATAACTCCAGGCTCATCATTTTTGCCAACCAAGTATCTAGCCGATATCCACTGTTCATCATAATAACGGCTATCGTCTAAATAGGGATGTATTATCTGTTCTGCTTCATTTCTTGCAAAAGCTTCCCCTTTACCATCCATATTACAATCTCGACAAGCTGGCACAAGATTAACAGGCAATATAGAAAACTGAGGATAGTGAGCTTTAGGCAAATAATGATCTAAATTTCGAGGGCGCCCAATCCCACCACAAAATGGGCATTTTTCATTAGCAGCAGTCATCAGGGCATCATAAATAGTTCGAGCAGGCTTTTTCTTCCCAACAACATAATTGCCATAAAGCTTAACAAAGTCAGATTTCTTTAACCGACCTACAACAATAGGGTCTTCCTCATTTTTTATTTGCAGTGGTTGTATTGTATAAAGTTCACCAGTTAATGCCGATGCATTGTATGAAGCTGCCAATGTTTGCAAATCAGTTATTGCTTCATTCACTTTCAGCAACAAGCCCGGATTACCAGTTATGCCTTCGCGGCAGCTAGTCAGCATATCGGCATATGTATAAGCAGGTTGTTTAAGTTTTAACATCACTTAACACTCCGATCTCTGTGTGTGACAAGCGCTTTTAATAGAGCTCGGGCTTCAACACCAAGCTGGTTACGATACTCATCGACTATATCCTCATATGTTCCACCTGACTTAACAGATTGGACTAATAAATCGTGAAAACCGGATTTAACTACTTCAAGACCAAATACCTCTCTTGTTAAGATTCCTACATTCTCACCAAATGTTTCAATGTCTGGCCTGCGAGATTCGGTAGACAATCTTGAACGATTGATTTTCCAAACACATCGTTTAGGGACCTCTTGAAGTACCACAGGTGAGTGAGTTGCAATAATAGAAACACCATTTCTATCAAGTAGCAAATCAGACAGTGCACGAATAAAAGCAGACAGCAACGGTGGATGAAGATGGCTCTCTGGTTCATCAATTAGCACTAACGTTTTTTCTTCCACCGTTGCAACTAAACGTGTAAGTGTTAATAACACTACCGCATGACCGGAGCTCATTCTTTTTATACGTTTCCGTGCATTACTAACGAGCATCTCACCATTATATCCTGCTAGATTTTTCAGCTCCATGCTTGCAAAATTTTCATCAGACTCCAAAGTATCAATAGCCTGCAGCCATCTTTCACGCTTAGGAATCTGGCTAAAGCATAGCGTCAAAGCTTGTAGAAAGTCTTCATGAATATCATTTAGTCCTTTCAGCGACTCTCCTTTTTTTTTCAAACCTATATAGAAGTAGCAAGTTCCCTTTGATGGATCAGGCTGTTCACTTGGTGGCTCGAATGGATCGAATGCGCTAAATGACACAGAGACTAAACTACTAAAGTAATCATTATCAATCGGATCATCACTCCACCCCTCCAGATCATAAAATTTTGCATTCGACGTACCTTTACTGGTAACAGCTTCAATCATTCCGTTTAGAATTGTCGTTTTCCCCACACCATTACGACCTATGATCGCGTGAATATTGGTGCTTGGTTTTTCTCCTACTTTCACCTTAAATGATAATTCGATATCGGAAATCTTGTCTTGTGCAGGGCGAATGAACTTGAACTCAAAATTAGTCAGTGGATTCTTTCCCTCAAGTACTCGCGCAAACTGCCCTTTAATAACAGACAAACTAACATACCGAAGCAAAGACGTTTTAAAGACCTCCTCATCCTTAACAAGATCTATAAGTTCTGGCGCATAAGTAATATCTTTGAGCGCCTCAAGTAATGAAACTTTGACGGATTCTGGTAAATTCGAAATTTTCTGATAATAGTCGACATCCTGACCAACGGAAAAATATCCTTCTGGGAGAATTCTAAACCTACTTCCTAACGTGGAGTAAGTTGATTTTTCAGTAGTTTGTCCTTGAAAGCCAATCTTGACATTCCCAATATCATGCCGTTCACCTTTCTGATCAAACAGATACATGTAAAACATTGTAATGAATGAAAAGTCATTCCAACGATCCACATGCAGGTAAGCCGTACTAATACCTGCGGCAGGAATACGTTGCTCTCGGGGTACAATAATGATTTCCATATAATTTCCGAAAACCTTTTTTTGTTTAGATTCACCTAATTATATCAAAAATAACAACAAATGTGTAAATATCTTCTGCGAGAAATTTAAATATACAAGAAAACTCAAAAATTGTTTTTGCGGTTACGCTACTAATTAAAAGAAGTATCTTCAGGAGTTCTAATTATTAGTTGAAATTAGTTAATTATTGAAACAATCATACCCACCTGCGGTCTGCACTGTCATAACGGGCGTCATGGCGGTGAGTCACAGACCGCAGGTGAATATGCACCCTACTCAAATGCCCCCCTCTTTATCACCAGATACTCCATAAGGAGAACAGAATGAATAATCGACAAAGCTAAATATGTATCACGCAATAATTAAACAAGGTAAAGATGTTGTGACCATCTCTACAAGTAGAGGTACTACCATGGATAACCAGACAACCAAAGCATATATTTGCAAAGAATGTAGCAACGCCATCAGTGCTCATGTGTTCTGCCGACCCGCAGATAAAAACTGGAGTCAGGAGCAACTGGCCGAGTGGGAAAATTTTCAGAATAAGGAGAAAGATGAAGCCAAAGCATACTTCCTTAAAACACGCTCTGGGCTCGTCAATTTAATTGATGGATTACGTCGGATTGAGGAAAAAATGGCCGAAAGCCCAGAGACTGGATACGCAGAGGTATATATCAAGAAGTATTTGCGGGCTGAGGTAAAAGAGGCCGTAAAGAAACTACTAGACCTCATCTAATAAAGGGTGATTTCTCACCCTTCACTCGTTAATCTTCGATATTGGGCTCGCGCAGCGGCGTTGTCTCGGACAAATAGTGGAGTTCGTGCTCCGGACACCGGTAAGAATCCAGCTTAAATAAAATACTACCTCCGCTTATACAGGGAAGCAATCAATAACGAATTAAGTGTGGAGACAGCGCCGAACCGGCGGCGACGTAGGAGAACCGAGCGCAGATATCCGGTATGTCATTGCCTTGTATCAGTTGGCGACTCCTGTAGCATCAACACCAAAGTACTTCTCGGGTCGCCGCCTTTTTTTACTACAGGAGAATAAATATGGCGGGATTAGCGATTCAAATAATATCCAGCGTCAGAGATAGTCTAAAAAATGGAGAGATCGACGCTACGAGAGCAAAGCATCATCTCATCGGCCAACTTAACGCCGCTGGCATGGTCGGAATCGCCGGAATTATTGATGATTTCTACGTTCCACACTCACAGGATGATCGCCCCATCTTCTTCAAAGAGCAGCTAACAAAATTGATGCTCGCGCTAACCGAAGCGCAGCAGTGATCCCGGTTTTACAACAGCATGAGTATTTGGCCTACAGGGGCGTTGAGCGAAGAGATTCGCATAACCCAGTTCCTCGGCATCATGGTGCCATGACATTCCTAGCCAGCAGCGGGCAATGTCGAGTGCAATCTGTCGATTGCTATCTACTGAGAAATACATTGCCCGCCCCCCCTTCTCTAAAATGCGATAAATAAACAAAACGCATAATAAAACTATAGATAATCCCTACAAATTAAAATTTTCAAGTAGCTAGAATTCCATTCCGAAAATTTTATGAATGTCGTTATAATTCATACTGAAGTATTTGTATGGTTATAGTTTTATTAATTAAAAAGCAAACTAAAGAAACACCACTTTATTTCAATAAATTAAGTTCCGCTTTGTAGACACTCCCTTGCTTTATAAGAATGAACATAGATTTGCTTCATTAGTAACTCCATGATATCTAAAGATAATTTCAATTGTTCTAAAGATGGCTTAAAGGATTCGTGGGCAGATTTATTGTAAAGAGTCCTTAGCGAATGCAATATTACTTTACTATCTGCGCTAATTTTTCCATCATTAAATAGCGTATTTATTTTTTCCTCAAGGGTTCGTCCCTTAACTCCCTCTTCATTACAAATAGTTTCAATTAACCCCCTAATGCCAATGCCCGCAATTGTTAAACACTCACTATTTATTGCACTGATTGTTTCATCATATATATCTCTTAATGCTGCAGGTAACAGGTGAGTATACTCAAACGGAGATAACTGATTACGCTTTGGATAAAAATCCACAGAGACATCCGGCTCATAAGTGTCATAATCAATACTATCCGAATTACATGTCTCAACTTTCAATAAATAGTCCATACAACCTTGACATTGAAAAATACCGACATCTTTATAGTATGATATACTGTTATGATATTCATCATCTGCATGCAGAGTTGAGATTAGATTTACTTCGACTAACTTTTTATGATTTGTTATTGTTTTACAAACATGACACCCAATCGACTCAAAAATATTATCGTGAATTTCTATTTTTGGTTTTTCCCATGTAACCCTACTCATATGACAAACACCTTATATATAAAAATAATTTTGCAATAACACAACAAATAGAGAAAGCATATAGATGCACCTCACGGCAACAATGCTGTCAACCCAGATAAAAAAGGGGCAAAAACAGTAATGTGCGCCGATATATTTTGCATAAAATCCTTATATGCCGCTGAAAAGCCACCACATTTATGAGCATCTATGAGAGCTTGTGTATTATCAATTAGCTCTTTTTCTATTTGACCATCAAACCCTGAACTTTTTATTGTTTTCATTATTTCAGCAAAAACTGAAGGCTCATTATATACCTGACTAATTGTTGCCGAAGCATTCGCCGAATTTATATTGATGCTTGCGTGAGAAACTTCATTAATACTTATTACTTGATGTTTATCACTCACAATCTCAATTCCTTTTTCTAATTTGTATAAATTACTATGCTTAAGCATATTGAGCGTAATTCGTATAGCTGAAAGTAATTTTTCTTGCTTTTTAAACAAATCATACATTTGCTTAACGGACCAGAGGTTAACACCGTATTCCTCACATACTTGAATAGCCATATCAGGTATATCTTCAAGGTAATTACCATAAACCCATGAATTATCAAAGCCCTCCACAACTGATGTTAACGTAGGGAATTTGCTAACATCATAATTTATTTCGCCAAGTGTATCGGCCATGTATAGAGCCATATCCCTACCTGTGCTATATAACAACTCAACTTTATAACGTTCTGTACATGGTATTCTAGATATAAATTTAAAATCCTCCTTATTTTTTAAATGACTCCAATAAGAGTCATTTTCATAAAATTTACGAGAAAATGATAACAGCCTTGAAATATGAGATGACACATCTTCAAAATCCTTTCTGACGTTCACAACAACCTCTTGTTATGTGAAATTATAACCATGCTAAGATAAATAAACCAACAATGATAAAAGATTTTTCTTATTAAAAAACATTCAAAGCAGTAATGTTTATCTATCCTATATTAACACCCCCATCATTTTATTCAATGTTAATATGTCGAAATTATAAATAGAGAAATTATTACACTTCAGAAACATTCCAACTCATAACCGCCCACTGAGAGCAAGACTGTAGTGCAGTCTATTGGTAGGTCAAACTATGAATACATAGTGTTTCAGACATTAAAAATCAAGAGGCGGAAAGAGATAGTTAACCGAAGTTGTTATCCTAATTTAGGACATTCTTGTCAAAGTGGATAAATGGGGTTTTGTCCATCTTCTTACATGGAGTACATGCTGTAAACATTACATCGTTTGAATAAAAAGGATGGGATGTCACCATCCTTTTTAACCTTTTCAGCATAAAGATTACAATTTTCTTATTCTTCTGAAGTAAGCATTCCCTCCTGATGGGAGCGATACTTATAGACATAATTAAAGAGGGCCAGATCTAGTTCAAACGTTTCTCGCATACCATCCACCGTTACGGACGCATTCAGTAATCCACGACGAACTAGAGATTCTACGCCCGGTTCAGGATTATCAAGCTTATTCATTTGCCCCCATGTCATAACAGCGCCACCATGCATCACAAAGTGCTTTACCACTTCTTTTTCTCTTCCAGTCAGAGACTGATAAAGCATCTTTAGTCGTTTTTCTGCAACTGCCTCCCCCTTGCGGGTAATAATTTTCTGATATAACCCTCCCACTATAATTTTCACAACCGGAAAAGTAATAACAAAAGAAAACAGCGTCAGTACATAATCGTGAAGAATAAGATAACTGGTAACTCCTGCGATTCCGGAGAAAAATATAGCAATGTTAATGCTGAAATCTTTCTCAGAATAAACACGATCAAACATTTTTTCGAGAAATCCCGTCACGGTTTCACTCCTTGTCAAACACTAAAGGTATCAGGATAAGCGTTAATATGGCACAGTTAATCCGAGAGAATTACATTAATGCCCCATCAAAATCTGGCTATTCAGGCACTCATCATTACAGATGCTAGTTACCAATACTACCATAGTATATAGCAGCATTTTTAGTAGTTGTTGTGCCCCCAACAATCCGCTTATCAAGATGCTTTTAACGTCCATTCCTGGCACAGGACAGAGCACCATAATGAACAAATCAACATCATCAATAATAATCAGCATAACAATATGCGCATTGATAATATCCATCCACACGCCACACTGCCATTACAATATATCAGCGACCTACACCTCTATCCTTTTATAGTTCCCCACCTGTGCCTCGGACAGCAGCGACCAGCCCTCTATATCCAGGGCCAACACTAAACGAATATTCTCATGAGCCATCACCCGACTCTACGCTATCGGCCAATGGGACTTATTGCTCATGTACAGGTAGGGTCGGCGTAGTACGTATGGCTCATAAAGAAACTCCTAACAAATTTGCTTAACAGCATAGCACCGCTATTAACCCCCATAACGCGACCAGGCGCACATCCCCCAGCCCCCTGTGATCAAGCGCCGCTTTTATCACCACTCGGAGAGCCTCGCCATGCCTGAATATTTCGCCTTCTTTATTAAAGCCAAAAAACAGTCCGGTCAGCAGGACATGCTATTTTGCTGCCAGGCCGACAGTGTGCGCGTCGCCTATTCTCAACTCTACCGCGCGCTAACGGCCAGCGCCCTGCATCTGGATGATTACTTCACCCCGCGCCGAACGCCGCTGCCGGTCGGCATCAAACTGCCCGCCGAAGGGAAACTCGACCGGGCGTTTTGCCGCCGCTATCACCTGGTCGGCGACCGTTGGTTAAAGCGTCCCCGCCCTGTTTGCTAAGCCCCTTCCTCTGCCCTAGACACGCGGCTGACTCTCTCTTATTAAAACGCCTCCCCCAGACTCTCGGAGCCAGCTATGACAACCTACCTCACTATCCAGGCGTGGGTGCAGCAGCACTATGGCGATAAACCGCCCTGTGTGGACACCGTCCGGCGCTGGATCCGGCGCGGCTATATTTATCCGCAACCCTACCGCCACGGCGGCGCCTACCGTATCCAGAGCGATGCCCGCTACCTGCCCCCCTGGCAGCAGAAAGCCGCTAAACCCACGGCGGCCTCCCCCCACACCTTGCTGGAGCGACTGAAACATGGCGAAAAATAGCCGAGGCAACGACGCTAGGCAAAATCTGCCGGATAACCTGGATAACCGGCACGGATTTTTCGTCTGGCGCCATCCCCTCACCGGCAGTGAACTGCCCTTAGGCTACATCACCCGGCGTGAGGCTATCCGCCAAGCCCGGGAGGCCAATCACTATCTCGCCGCGCTCACACCCAGCCCCTTACCCAATTCGCATGAGATCCCCACCGTCAGCCAATGGATCACCGAATACCTCCAACGGCTCGAACAGCGCGGCGTGGCGGCCAATACCTTGCGTGCCCGCCGCTCACAGAGCAAAACGGTACACGCGATGATCGGGCCGCGTTATCTGACGCAGATCAGCACGCGGGATATCGCCATCTTATTGCACCCCTACATACTCGATGGCCGCCTCACCGCCGCCAGCCTGATGCGCTCCTTCCTCAACGCCCTATTTCGTGAAGCGGTCGCGGCAGGCTTTATCGATCACAATCCGGTAGCCCAGACCCGCACGCCCCCCATCCGCGTTAAGCGTCGTCGCCTGAGTGAGGAGACATTGTTAGCCGTCTACCGTCTGGCATTACAAGGCGAGGCCAAAAAACCGTGGCTGGCCCGTGGCATCGAGCTGGCGCTGCTCACCGGTCAGCGGCGGGAAGATCTCTGCACCTTGCGCTGGCAAGATGTCCGGGAGAATAAGCTGTGGCTGATCCAAGGCAAGACCGGTGCTCGCCTGGCCATCACCACCCGCTTGCATCTTCAGTTGGGGCCGTACGCGCTACGTCTGAGCGAGGTGCTAGATCGTTGCCGGGATCAAGGGCCGAGCGACTACCTGCTCAACTCCCGCCGCCCGCGCCTCCACCGCGCACCGGGCGGCCCGCTGGTGCCGGACACGTTGAGCAAGGGCTTTTCCCGCTTGCTCGATCAGAGTGGGCTGGTACACGCGCCCCATCCCCCCTCCTTCCACGAGATCCGCAGTCTCGCCTCACGGATGTACCAGGCACAGTACGGAACGGAGTTCTGCCAGCACTTGCTCGGCCACAAGAGCCGGCTGATGACGGAGAAGTACCTCGATCTACGGGAGAGCATGTGGAATGTGATCGACATACCGGACGAGGAGGATAACAAGAGTGAGGAAAATGAAGGTTAGGCGGGCAATCCGTCGCGAAACCGGGCGCAGCGGATCGGGTTGCATGGTTATGCAGTGGGGGAGAAAAGGGACGGTGCCATCGGCAGGAAAAGCGAGGGAGAAAACGATGATTTTTGGCGTACTGGGTTGGGAAATCATCACGCCGAGTGATGAGCGGTACGCCGATCAGGTGTTATGGTAAATTAAGGGAGAGAGCAGGATCCGCCAGAAGGGATCGGACGGGTGTCATAGCCCTGTCGCCTTGCTGTCGGGTTATGATCGTGTTACTTCCGCCCAGCCAGATCCATACTTTCCACTGACCATACCATTCAGGAGAGAGTCCATGAGAAGCATAAATACATTCAGAGCACGGCGTCTTGCTCGAGCCTGGTCACAGGAACAACTCGCAGAAATGTCCGGTCTAAGTACACGCACGGTACAACGGATCGAAAATGGCGAGCAGCCAAGCCTAGAGACATTAAGCGCACTGGCCGCCGTATTTGAAGTGAGTGTCGCAGAGCTCTCTGGCGCGGAGGCGAATGAGGAGTGCGGGAACAACGCGCTAGATCAGCGTATTGCCGAAGCCCGGCAAAAACTTGCTCAAGAGGGACGATATTACCGCTCAGTGATTACGGCTATCATAGTCTGCTTGATTCTGTTCACCCTTAATCGAGTGAGCTCACCTGCCAGCCACTGGTCATTCTGGGTAGCCGGTATCTGGTGTACATTGCTGGTCGTGCGCGGTATGAGAATATTTATTTTTAACAACATGATCGCTAAATGGCACCAAAAGCGCCTTCAGCAGATGCTTCGTAAGTAATACCAAGAAGTTAACACGTAAAATCCGCATTAATAGACTTTAAGAGTACTCGTCTCAATTCGAGCGACGATTAATCTTGCCAGCAACGAGAGTTACTCAATTTATCGAAGGTGTTATTTCCTTATATAAAACAAAAAGTGACTCTCATATTTTCATAATAAAATTCCGAGGAATCGTGTCAGGTCTTTTTTTATCCACTTCAAAATCAATCAGTTGCAGATTTTTCGATCGCCTGCACATTCTCATTTCCGCCCTATCCTACACTAGCCACCTTCCGGCTAATATCTTGAACACACAGGAATATTCTGAAAAATTCTATTAAGTGATAATAGTCCATTTGGCCGAGTATCGCCCCTCAGCTGCACAGCCCGTCAACCGCCTCCTGGGCATGATAGGCAGAAGAAGACGCTGCGTAGCCCTCCTTTCTCCCCCCTAAGCAGCGGTTTATTTGTAACCAGATGAAACTACCTCTCCCCTCGATATGAGCTACTCCAACGCGTTGTCGTGCGTTGTCGTGTGTTGTCGAGCATTACCCCACTGTTGTCGGTTACAGCAGGGCCGTGGTCTAGGGTGATGTGTTGCTGGCAGCGCCGATGTCACAGCAGAGCGAGTCAATCCGTACACTCTGCTGTGTGCTAATGACAAGAGGCCATCACAGGTAATCAACCTCAACGACCTTCTCCCAATGGGTCATGAGCCGACGGAAGCGATTCATCCAACTGTATGTTCTTTCCAAGACCCAACGGTGAGCTTTAAAATCCGTTGTCCTGATGGCTTCTGACTCTTCTTTCCTCGACTAAATATGAGGTTCATAAGGACGGCTTTTCAGATATGCCGCCAGTCATTCGGCCTCATAGCCTTTGCCCATGCAGAGGCAGAGTCTTCTGCCAGGTCTGCCCGTCTGAGGCGCATCAAGAGTATCAGCAATCAGTTTTATATCATGGGTATTTGCCCATGCGACAGTCAGAGACAGAGGTAACCCGTTCGCATCGGTGATGCAGGCCACACTTTACGCCCTGTTCCCCCCGGACTGTGGGATTCCGACCTGTTTTTTTGAGCCTGCCAGCGGTGATTTTGTCATGCAGCCATCCATCGACAACCATGACCAGTCAATCACTTTCAGTTGCTCGCAGGCCAGCCTCCCATTCTGCCAGAACCCTTCAAAAACCCCTGCGTCACGCCATTCCTGAAACCGGCGATGAACAGAACTTGATGAACATATCCCTGTTCCGTTGAGAGCATTCCACTGGCAACCGATCCGGAGCACAAAGAAAATGGCGTTCATTGCGTCCCGATTATCAACGCGTTTACGATGTGTCCAGCGGGTGACTGGTGTTATGTTCCGAGAGCAACGGGGGCATTTTTTACCATCAGAAATGATCATTATGAATTAATGACAACCCCTTTTGGGATAGGTTCTAAGCTATTAATACAGAGCAACCATATTGGAAAGCATTTCCAATATAGCTATATCCACCAGAGAAAATCTCACTCAATCCTTTGCCTAAAATAGTCATGTGCCAATGGTGAAATATCTGTACCCGCATACTTTCTATTTAAATCGAAAGCAGCTAATAGTGTTGAGCCTGAACCAAAAAATGGATCACATACTAATTCATTTTGCAGAGAGCTTTGCTCAATGAGGATTTTTATTAAATCAACTGGCTTTTCAGTAGGATAACCTCTAACCACTCGTTTCGATTCAAGAATATCAGCCACACCTAAATTATTTAGCTTACGTCTTCCTTTCTCAAAGAATAAAATAAATTCATATTTCGCTCGATAATGATACCCCATGCCAATAGCCATTTTATTCCAAACAATCGGCTTCCAAAATTTAAAACCAGCCTTTTCTGCTATAGGTTTAAGATAAAACATCGTTTCTTGATCGCAAAAGATATACATATGTCTATCTTTTTTAAGAACGCGATACATTTCATTTAATAGTTCTTCAAAACGACTGTTAGGGAAAATATCAAACCATTGATTACTCGAAGCATTACTTATCTTTAATCGAGTCGTTGTCCCAATTCTCCTATACTTCTCCAGCGACTCATATGGTGGATCGGTCACAAAAAGATCAACACTCCCACTTGGGAGTGTCTTTAACCATTCAACAGCATCTAACTGAGCTAACATCATATTTTTTCCATAGCATCACACAACCTCTGTTGAGAGAGATCAACTTGTGACAATTCTCCTTTATGAAGTGCCCGACAGTCAACACAATAACTTTGCGCACCATCAGGATTGTTGACAGTCACTCGAGCCTCTGTTGTCCCGAAATCCTCTGGATAGCGTCTAAAAACATGTTGGGAACCATGTGTGACAGAACATAAAGGACAACTTTTATAGCAGCCATCAGCACTCCAAACTGCAGAATTCAACGGTTTCCCACAGCAACTACATAACCCCATTTTCACTCCCCTATAAAATAAACCATATAGATCACATCAACTTTATTGCGCATCGATACTTCATAAGTATTGTGCAAACATCACCCAGAGAAAGTCAATGTATAACAATGAGGAAATTATCTAATATCAGTTATTGGTTTCTAATGAAAAACATAAAAACACAACATACACCAATCACACAAAAAACATTTCACCAAAAAATAACAATGAAGATCAACAGTTTATATCAAAATCAAAATAAGAGCACTCACCTATCACAACTTCTAGGCCCCATTAAATACGCCAAGTAACAAATGGCAGCTATAAATATACAAAGTTAATAGCTTGATTATTATCAGTCAAAAAAACTAACGACTGAGCAAATAAAAACATGGTTTGAAAAACTGTCATAAATTATATAACTTAGTTAACTGGAAAAATTTTTAACTAACCGGATGACGTTAAAACTACTCAAACCACCGATTCATCCGCTTCACCGCCTGCTGAACGAGGTGGTTGTGACGCGCCAGTAGCTTGTCGATGTGCTGGCGTTTCTCCTCAGCGCTGAGGCGGGTGTGCAGCTGTATCATCTGGATCTGGCTGTTTAGCTGGCGTACCTGCTGCTGCGTCCGGTTGAGCCGTGGCCGGCTGGCTAAGATGTGGCGCTGCTCCCGTTGTAGCTCGTGGCTATCCTGTAGCCGGCGCCCCCGTTTCCAGCGCTGCACCGTGCCATAAACCTGGTTGGCCTGCTGCATCAT